AAAATGACTACATCTCAGAACGAATTTTTAATGAGATAACAGACTACGCAACTATGAGAGGATTTGTAGAGAAAAAAGAAGTAGAGACTTCAGAAGAAAAAAGAAGTAGAATACAATTAGAATATTATACTAACGGAGGTAAATAAATAGAAATTATGGCAAATCATTGTTACAATCACGTCTCTTTTCAAGGAGAAAACAAGGCGTTAAGAGAATTACAGAATAAGTTTGATAAGTATGAAGAGTGTAAGTACTTCCAAGAGTTTGGAAACTACGTTCTAGGACTAAAAGAAGTAGGAGATGTTACGTGGAAAGAGAATGAAGACCACTACGGATACGGAACTAAGTGGTGGGATTTTGAGATAGAAGAAAGGGATTTTCACTATAGCACAGAGATGACTGTTATGGGAGATTCTGCTTGGTCACCTCCAATGGAATTGATTGTCCAGATTTGTATAAAATACAAATTAACTGCCGAAATGGAGTACGAAGAAACAGGAATGGACTTTGCAGGAATTGTAAGTATGGATGAGACAGGAATAACCTCTCACAGAGAGATGTCGGCACACGAATACTCCTACGAGAACGACGTTAGCAATTGGATAGAGAACTTATCTTACAATTACGAAGGTGCAGATAAGGAAGAGTGGGAGAACCTCGAAGAGGAGCATTCATACGCAAATAAATCTCACATCAAAGAACTAGTCGAGGCTATTGAATTAATTAATTCATAACATCCGACTTGTTTAATTGAACAAATTATACTATATTTGTGAACGATTAATACTCAAATTTTACTCAAATTATGAACAATACATTAAGGGACTTTTTTACAGCTATAAACCCAACAAACATAGGCTGTAACAGAATGAGTATACGCCTAGCGAACTCTAATAACAAGGAAGAAGAAGACAATATGGATGACGATGATTATCCTTTAGGAATTTAAGTTGAATTGTAGTTGGTTCAAGCAAACACCCTCCACGTCAGATAGCGTGGGGGTTTTTGTGGTAAAAATCAGAATCATATGACAAGCTCAGATAAAGATGGCAATGCGATGGACAAATACTGGACATCAACATCAACAAGTGTTTACCCAACGTGGACACCAACATACACACATTTAATTAAAGGGATTAGTACTAAAGAAGAAACAAGATGAAACAAGATATATTTGACAAGTACGCTAAATCAGTAGCTAAGAAATTCGACATTTCCTTAGATGAGATGTTCACAAAAGACAATCATCCTAATATTGTGGATGCAAGATACATGCTATATTACCTATGTATTGAGAGACCAATAAAAATAAGCTATATTCAGAAGTTTTTAAAGAGCAGTGGCTACTCAGTTTACCACTCTACCATTATGTATGGTTATAAGAAAGCGAAGAAGATAATAGAGTCTGATTCAGACTACAAACAACTAATAAATGATGTTATCAAAGATGCATAGTCTTGAAGAAATTTTTACTGAGGCTACTAAAGGTAACCCAATAGAGTACGGAAGCGTGATGAAGATGGGTGTTAAAATACAGAGGTTCAAAGACAGAATTGAGATTCTGAATATGAGCAAAGGTGGTTCTTACTACCAAGAGTGCAATGAGCAAGAGTATAGTTACTTCCTAAAAAACGGATGGGTAATGGGATGTGTTTTTCTAGCAATAGAAAACTGTCTGCACAAGCTAGTTCTAATTGAAGACAGAATTAAGCTAGAGGTTAATACTCGCAAGAACGATAAACATATAAAGAAATTAAAGCATAAGAGAGACATCGTACTACTTAAGTACGCATCTTATAAATTGAAAATCAAATAATAATTAAATCCAATCCAATGAAAAAAGACGAAAAGAAGGAACTGACTACCTTTGAAAAATTGTCAGCGATTAATGTCAATGCGAAAGCAGAGAAGAAAAACAATCTAACCTACCTATCTTGGGCATGGGCATGGAGCGAAGTTAAAAAAGCGTGTCCTGATGCAACGTACCAAATGGGAGAAACAGAGTATGATGAAGCACTTGGCTTTATGTGTCACACGTCTGTATGTATTGAAGGAGAAACTTTAGAGATGTGGTTGCCAGTAATGGATGGTGCTAACAAATCTATGAAGAAGGTAGCATATTCTTACACTACACGTTATGGAGAAAAGCAAGTTGCTCCGGCAACAACTTTTGACATCAATAAAACGATGATGAGATGTTTAGTAAAGAACCTAGCGATGTTTGGATTAGGGATCTATATTTATGCTGGGGAAGACTTACCGGAAACTGAGTCAGAATCTCCAATAAACGAGAAGGCAGTTGCAGTAGCAAAGGCTAAAGTTGAAGACAAAACTACAACACACATCACGTTAGATATTGGCGATGAGAATTGGGTTAAGGTTTTAACGTACATCTCTAAAAATAAGGAGTTAGGTTTGGCTAAAATCACGAAGACTCTAGAGACCAAATACAAAATTAAGGCAGTAGTGAAGAAAGAGATTTCTAAAGCAATTTCAGATGAAAAATAAGGAAATCCTAGAGAGGTTAAAAAACGACGACGATTACTATGGACAGTTTGGTAGACAGTATCTATCAAACTCGGACATATTTAATCTTCTGAAGAACCCTACTCAGTTTAGAGTTCCTAATGAAAGAACCAAGCCAATGTTGGAGGGAAGTTATTTCCACACCAAAATGCTTGAGCCACACAAACTAGGAGACTTTGTTACTGTGGATTGTACTACACGTTCAACTAAAATGTATAAAGAGATTTGTCCGGAAGGCGAGATAATGTTGCTACAGAAGGAGAAAGAACACCTAGACTATTTGTGTGATATCATGTCATCCAATATGGAAATGTGTGATTACATTTACGCAGAAGGTAATGAGTTTGAAGTTCCGGCTATCCAAAACATAATGGGATTAGATTGGAAGGGAAAGGCTGACATCATTAATCCATCAAGTGAATTGATAATTGATATCAAGACATCATCGGATTTAGATAAGTTCATGTACAGTGCAAAAGCTTATAACTACGATAGTCAAGCATATATTTACCAAAGACTATTTAATAAACCACTAGTGTTTTTTGTTATTGACAAGAGCAATGGTAGGTTAGGCGTATTTGAGTGTTCAGCAGAATTTTTAGATGGTGGACGAAACAAAGTGGAAAGAGCTATAGATGTATATCATAAATTTTTCAGCGATGAAGCGAGTCAAGATATTTCTAACTATGTACATAGACAAACTCTATAAATTGTCTAAAAAAAAGAAACCTACTATATGGATAGAAGTTCCAATGTTCTGTAGTAGTGTGGAGGAAAAGAGCAATCTTATTTACTCTACAATGAATTTTATGGAACGTAAAATAACAATTAAAAACAATTAAAAATGGCAGACAAAATTTTTGCAGATGGATTCTCTTGGAAAAGAAGAGAAGATGCACCAGAATTCGTAATTGGAAACTTAAGTTGTAAAGTAGAAGATGCAACAAAATTCCTAACAGAGAATTCTAAGAACGGATGGGTAAACATGAATGTATTAATGTCGAAGAATGGGAAACCATACATCGAGTTAGACACATGGGAAGCCAAACCGAAGGACGAAGGAGACTTCTAGAAAACCAAAGCATGAAGACGAGGGGCTTTTGCCCCTTTCTTTTGCTTTAAAATGTGTTGAATGTTGAAAATATCGACACTTTTACTAGCTCTATATAAAACATCAACCAACTATTATATTACTACTACTTAAAACCTGAAAAAACCAACATTTTCAACATAAAAAGGATAAGTATCTATTTAGTAGTTATTTAAGTAATACAAAACCAACACAAAACCAACATATAACCAACATAAAATGGACATTACTATATTCAAAGACATCAAACAGACATCACAGCCATTTTTTAGAAATGTAAATTTCATCCTATCAAGAATTCAAGATGGAGCATCAAAAGAAATTGTAAAAAAGATTAGAGCAGAAAAAAAGAAGGATACTAGGAAAATATTAAAGGCTAAATTACCGGCAATTTGTTTCAGTGGAACATTTTCTCATAGATCCGACACTGCGCTAAAAGTACATAGTGGGATAATCTGTTTAGACTTCGATGAATATAAGTCACACAAAGAAATGTTACAAGCGAAACAGAAGTTGTCAAAAGACAAGTATGTTTACTCGGTATTCATTTCTCCTAGTGGAAACGGATTAAAGGTTTTAGTTAAGATTCCACCAAAGGTAGAGAATCACAAAAACTACTTCCTAAGCCTTCAAAAATACTACGACAGTGATAACTTTGATAAATCATGCAAGAACGTCTCTCGTGTCTGCTATGAATCATACGACCCATTAATCCACATCAATACAGAATCAGTATTATGGGAGAAGATTGAGGAGCTAGAGTATGTAGAAGTTAATAAACAAACAGACATCTCAACAATCCCAGTTACAGATGACAGTAAAATAACAGAGATACTTATAAAGTGGTGGAGTAAAAAGTACCCTTGGATAGAGGGGAATAGAAATAACCACACCTATATTTTAGCAAGTGCCTTCAATGACTTTGGAATACAGAGTTCACTAGCAGAGCATATATTCTTAAATAATTACCAAAGCTCAAATTTTACACCTACAGAAATAAAGAAAACCATAAAAAGCGCATACTCAAAGGTTGCTAATTTTGGAACAAAATACTACGAGGACGAGGATAGAGTAAATAATATCCGAATGAAGTTAAAGCGTGGAGTGACAAAAAAAGAAATTAAAACTCAATTAGTGCAAGATGAAGTTGACCCATCCACTGTTGATAATGTACTAGAAAGATTAGATTTAGAAATTGAAAATAATCAGTTTTGGACTAAGAATGATAAAGGAGTTATTAAGATAGTTCATATAATGTTCAAAAACTTCCTAGAGGCAAATGGATTTTTTAAATTCAATCCAACCGGAAGTAAGAACTATGTTTTTGTAAAGGTAACAGATAATCTTATCGACCACACCTCAGAAAAAGAAATTAAGGATTTTGTATTAAATTATTTACTAACGATTGATGACTATAGCGTGTATAATTACTTTGCTGAAAACACTCGTTACTTTAGAGAGGAATTTTTAACACTTTTAGCATCTGCTGAAGTTCACTTCATTGAGGACGATAAAGACAATGCATATTTATACTACAAAAATGGAGCAGTTCAAGTAAAAGAAGGTGCAGTAAAAGTTATTGACTACCTAGATTTAGGTGGATTTGTGTGGAAGGACCATGTGATTGATAGAACCTTTGAAATGTGTGATAGCACATCTTGTGACTACCAAAAATTTATATACAATATTAGTGGTGCTGATGAATTAATAGTTAACTCGTTCAGAACTACTATTGGATACCTACTACATGCGTGGAAAAACCTATCTTATTCTCCGGCAGTAATCTTAAATGATGAGGTTATTTCTGACAATCCTGAAGGAGGTACTGGTAAAGGGTTGTTTATGAATGCATTATCCCACATGAAAAAATTAGTTGTAATTGATGGGAAGTCGTTTAACTTCGAGAAGAGTTTTGCATACCAATTAGTTTCAGCAGATACTCAGATACTTTGTTTTGATGATGTAAAAAAGTTCTTTGATTTCGAGAGATTATTCTCTTTAGTTACTGAAGGGCTTACACTAGAGAAGAAAAACAAGGATGCAATTAAGATTCCCTTCAGTAAATCTCCAAAAGTAGCAATCACTACGAACTATGCGATTGTAGGAGAAGGTTCTTCTTTTGAGAGAAGAAAATGGGAGCTAGAGTTGTCTCAGTACTATACAAAAGGAATGACTCCTTTAAAAGATTTAGGAAAATTAATGTTTGGGGAGTGGGATGTAGACGAGTGGTGTGCATTTGACAACTATATGATTGAGTGCCTACAGATGTATATGACTAATGGATTAATGAAAGCAGACTTTAAAAACAAAAAACTAAAATCTTTAATTGTAACAACAAACACAGATTTTGCTTATTGGTGTGGAATAACCGGAGACAAGGCAGTTAATCATTTACTAGTAAAAGGTAAAAAGATTTACACGAACCAATTATACCTAGATTTCTTAACGGCTAATGGAGAGACTGTTTATAAACCATCTATTTCACTTACGAAGTTTGGTAGATTCCTAAAGTCTTATTCTAAATACAAATATGATTGTCTACCTGATGGAGAAAGAGATAGTATGGGGAATTGGATTAGATTCAGAAACAAGCAAGAGCTTGAGAGTAATGGAAAAATAGATATGGACTTTTAAAACAAAAAATATGTTAGACGAAATAGTAGATAATTTTTACGAGGAAGAATTCTTAACAGCAGATGGTTTTGATAGGGCTATAATTGGAGTGGACGAAAGTAGCATGAGAATAATATATTCAGTGTCCAAATGTATTGATATACTGATGGAGGATATGGAAGCAGAAGATGCTATGGAGCATTTTAGTTATAACGTGTGTGGCGCTTATGTCGGAGAAAAAACACCAATCTGGTGTTGGGATATGTTTTAAATTATGGAGTTCAGAGACTATCAATTAGAAATTATTCAGAAAGCAAAGACGCTCCTAGAAAAAGATAGGTTTGTTTATTTAGCTATGGAAGTGAGAACCGGAAAGACACTTACCAGTTTAGGTGTTAGTGCGCTATTGCCGGTTAAAAATTTACTGTTTATTACAAAGAAGAAAGCCATCAGTAGCATAGAGAGTGATTATAAAATGTTGAATCCATCCTACGCCATCACAGTTATAAATTATGAGTCTCTACATAAAATTGAGCAAATTGGTTGGGATATGGTAGTGTGTGATGAGGCCCATGGGATGGGAGCTTTTCCAAAAAGAAACAAACGCTCTACTCAAGTGAAGTCTTTAATCATAGAGAATAATCCATACGTGATTTTTTTATCAGGAACACCAACTCCTGAATCGTACAGTCAAATGTTTCATCAGGTATCGGTAATGAGAAATCATCCGTTCAATGAATTCAAAACATTCTATAAGTTTGCGCATAAATACGTGAATGTAAAACAGAGAAAGATAAATAGTTTCTTAATAAATGACTATTCAGAGGGATTAGACATCATTATCTCTGAGATGAAACCACACACACTAGCATATACACAAAAAGAAGCTGGATTTAAGGTACAGACCACTGAGCATGTGATTGAAGTCGATATGTTGCCAATTACTTACCAATTAGCTGATAAATTGAAGAAAGATTTAGTGGTTGAAGGTAAAGATGATGTAATTCTAGCAGATACTCCGGTAAAATTAATGATGAAACTGCACCAAATGTATTCCGGAACAGTAAAATTTGAGTCAGGCAAATCTATGATCTTAGATTATAGCAAGGCACAGTTTATTCACGACAATTTTTTAGATATAAAAATAGGTATTTTTTACAAATTTAAGGAGGAGTTGAATGCTTTGAAAGAGATTTATGGAGACGATTTATGCACAGATTTAGAGACTTTTAATACAACGGACAAAAGTATTGCCCTTCAGATTGTTAGTGGAAGAGAAGGAATAAGTTTAAAAGAAGCAAAGATATTAGTATATTACAATATAGACTTTAGTGCTACTAGTTACTGGCAGTCTAGAGATAGAATGACAACAAAAGAAAGATTAAAGAACGACGTGTACTGGATTTTTTCCAGAGGAGGAATAGAAGCTGATATTTACAAGGCTGTAACTAAGAAGAAAGATTATACTTTAAGACACTTTAATAAAGACAATAAATTATGAAAGAACCAAAAGACAATAGAAATTTATTAGATGAGTGGGAAGCGGATAGACTGAAGCCTCATTTCTTTTACAGCAGAGATTCTATGGACTTAGAACGTATGTGTGAAATTTGTGGAAAATTAGAAAAAAATCATAAATAAACTAAAAACAGAAATTATGGAAAAATTACTATTAGTGCTAGTATTTATACTACTTGCAGTCGCAATATTAAGAAACTTAAGTAAAAATAACGAACCCTTTGATTAGAAAAATTATGAAAGCAGAAATCGTAAGAACAAAAAAAGACCATTACATTATTATTATTGATGGCATTGCTCACGCAGAAATGGAACGTAGTCAAGTAAGAGAATTAATATCAGTATTAGATAATAAAATTTAAATGACTATAGAATTAAGTGCTGGAGAGATAAACCTATGTAAATTTATAGGAGAACAACGAGCTTTAATGGCTAGAGCAAACGGAATTAAGGATGCAAAAATGGGTGCGCACGATGGAGTTAAGGGAGATATCCAAGGCTTTAAAGCTGAGTACGCTTTTGCTAAACAAAAAAATGTATTCCCTGATTTTGGATTAAGTGTACGTAGTGGTAGTTGTGATGGAGTTACTCATATGGGAAACCGATATGATGTGAAGTCAACAGACCGAATAGACGGAAACTTACTTGCTACATTAAAAGTGAATCCGGATGTGGATATTTATGTACTGGCAGTAGTCCAGTATAATCTAGTCCATTTAATTGGATGGGCAAAGAAAGATGATTTAATTAATCCTGAGAATATTAGAGACCTTGGTCATGGGAGAGGTTATTTCTTAAATCGAGGCAGACTAAATAATTTTTAAATAAATATAAATATGTACGACTACGACAAGGAAGATCCAACTTTTAAAAAGGATATAGAATTAAGTAAGGTAGCTGTTGATAAAGCAGCGAGATTTTTATCTAACAATGGTTTTCAAGTCCTTATAGAGCCAACATTTATAAGGGATGATATAAAAAATGCTTCTAAATACTCTGATGGTGGGGATTTAAAAGTAATGATGCCTGTTGAAATAAAGCATAGACCAAAACTAAACTTCAGTAAAGAAAAAGGATTTAGCTATAAAACTATAATAATAGATGCGTGTCATATTTTTGATAAGCATAAAATAAAACCTATTTATTATATAATATATAATTCTGATTACACCTCTATGATTTTTATAAATGTAAGAGATACATTTGAAGACTGGATTAATGTAGAAAAATATGATAGATATAAAAACAGAAAAAGAAAGTTTTATGAAGTTGATATATCAAAATGCCAGATAGTAGATTGTGATTAATATATAAGTTTAAATAAATATGACAGAGCAACAGATACAAAACAAACGGATTAAAGAGCTAGAGGCTGAAGGTTATTATGTCATAAAACTGAAGCTTACAAACAAAAACGGAATCCCGGACCTCATTGCACTCCCTCGTGGCTGCGATGTTTTATTCTCAGAGATTAAAAAACCAAAGGGAGTAGTGTCTGCACTTCAAAAGTACAGATTAAAAGAATTGGAATCGTATGGATTCAAAACAGAAATTTATAAAGGATAAAAATGAAGCTACCGAGAAAACGAAACAAGAAAGAAGAAATTATAAAAATGTATACAGACAATTTAAGTATGACTCCTAAAGACATCGCTTTTCAGGTTGGAACAAACCTAGAGTATACAGAAGAATGTCTAGAGGAATATCTGAATAGCCTAGTGGCATATTATGATATGGGAATTGCACCAAGTATGAACAGAGAAAATGTATTCTTTCTGTTCTCAGACAACGGTACAGAAAAGGAACTACATAAGGAAGGAAACTTCATTCACTCAGAGGATGTGATAACTGAGTTGGAAAGATTATTCATAAGAATCAATCTTGGTTGTGAAACTATACTCATAACAACCGAAAAAAATAGTAAAAAATAAAAAGCCGTATCTTGCTACTAATTTAACAAACTTGCTAATGCCAAATCCGATTTCCCACAATGATCTTAGTGCCATAACCCATATAAATTATGTTACTAACCAAATGCATACACTAACTACTGACTTATACGAAGACTTGATGGAGCGTGACCATGAGACGGCAAAGGATAAAGCAAAAGCAATTGTTATAATGATGAACGATTTAATAAAGTCATTATCAGATGAAATATAGTAAAGATGAGGTACGACCTCGGCTATCAGGAAATAAACGGATGGCTTACGAAAGGCTAAACAAAAAAGAGCGTAGGATACTTGTAATAGGGGATCTTCACGCTCCTTTCACGTTAAAAGGGTATCTTGAATTTTGTAAAGAGACCTACGCAGAGTATAATTGCAACCAAGTTTTATTTATAGGAGATATTTTGGACAACCACGCTTTCTCTTACCATGAGCCAGATCCGGACGGAATGTCCTCTGGAAATGAACTAAAACAAGCGATTATTGATGTACGTAAATGGTACGAAGCTTTCCCAGACGCAGATGTTTGTATTGGAAACCATGATAGAATGGCTGCTAGAAAAGCAATGTCCGGAGGAATTCCTTCCTCTTGGATAAAGTCCTATAATGAAGTTTTAGGTACACCTAAATGGAATTGGGTAGAAACTATCACATATGATGATGTTCTATATGAACATGGAGAAGGTGGTCAAGCATCTACAAAAGCAAAAAACAACATGATGTCTAGTGTCTGTGGACACACACATACGGCTGCCTATGTTCAGTGGTTCGTAGGTAAAAAGTTTAGAGTGTTCGGAATGCAAGTAGGTTGTGGAGTAGACTCAAAAACTTACGCTGCTGCTTACGCTAGAAACTTTAAAAAACAGGCAATCTCCTGTGGTATTGTTACAGGAGGTCACACTGCTATAGTTAGAATGATGGACTTATAATAATTAATTTCTATTATAATATCTCTCTAGTTGTTGTTCTCTACGTTTTCTCTGTATCTCTTTTAACTCTTTTCTTCTTCTATACATGTCAGAGTTTTTAATTATATTCTGACGTTCCATTTTTTTTCTGTAAACATCAGGCTTATATTTCTTCAATTCTTTATTTGTTAAAGGCTTCATTTTTACTGGCTTCTTTTTAGCAGCAGCTCT